TCGCCATTGGTTTGATACCTCTTATTAGGTTTCCGCTTTTACAATGGCGTACCGTCTTTATTCATAGACCCAGGAGCATAAGTAGGTTTACCCAAGCTCCCATCATTTACAGGATCATTAATTTGACGAACAGTAACTACGGGCTCGTCGGCAATAATATCAGCATCAATGTTGACGCCATCAATATAACGTGGACCCTTTAGATACTGAATATCGTCCATCATTCTTCAACCTTTTTGGTAGTGCGACGACGCACAGTCTTGGGCTTTTCCTCAGCAACAGGTTCTTCAACAGCAGGCTCTTCTGCAGGCGCCTCAACCTTAGGCTCTTCTTTTACAACAGGCTTAGGTGCTTCAGTGCCCTTTTCAACCCAGCCGGCGGCAATCAGCTCACGAGCCTGAACAGTAAAAAACGCCTTGCGCTCTTCGCCACCCTTGACAAAGACGGTAGGCAACTTAGGTAAATGCATAATAAAAAAGGGTGACACTAAGCCACCCCTATTATTCCGTAAGGATTAAAATCAGCCGACGTTGTCAACCATATCCAGGAACACGCCGCTGACAGTAGCGGTGCCGCCCAGGGTATAGAAAGCTTGGTTGTCGCCGTCGCACAGAGCACCACGCAGGTGGGCAATGCCGGTGCCGTTTTCGTCCAGGTCAGCCAGGTTGAAGTCAACGGTTTGGTTGCCAACATCAACGGTCACCTTGTTGGTGCCAGCGTTGTCAATACTTGCAGCGCCAAGAACGATGACGCGGATGGTCTTGATGTTAGCCAGGGTCACACCCTGAGTAACAGCAGAAGTGGTCAGAGCGAAGTTTGCGTCAAGATCAAACTTCTCGCGGGGGAACATCCCCGAAGAGCGTGCAGCCATGATACTAAAAAGAAAGATTTACAAACCCACGTCCAACAGGTGACGACTTGGTTCTGTATTAGGTTCCCAATTACACAAAAAAAAAGGGGGGCGAAGCCCCTTGATGTCTCGCTAGCTGATGTTAGCTAAATCAAGCAGTAGCGTCAACGTTGGTCAGGCGAGCAGCAGCGCGACCATTAACCAGTGCCAGACCGCAATACCACTCAACACGAGTGATCATTTGAGGGGTGGAGAAGGACTCACCCAGCTCACGGACCTGGACGCCGCCGTTCTGAATACCGGTCAGCAGGTCGTTGCCGAAGGTGACGACATAGATGGACTGATCAGCAGGGGTGGCATCAAGGATAGCCACGTTCTGGTGGTCGCGATCCAGTTCGATCACGGGCAGGCCGGCATACACCATTTGCTGGTAGCCGAACTCGTTACGAGCGATATCAATCTGAGCCGAAGCACGAGCCTTGACGGTCAGGGCACGACGGGCAGACTTCGACATCACCAGATACTTGGTGCCGCCGTTGGCATCCACAGCATCGATAGCTTCGTCAAGAGCACCGAGGTCCAGGGTCGCAGCGGAGGAAGCGTTGCGGATCACCTGAGAGTTGGTTGCAAAGTCAGCGGCAGGCAGGCGAGCAGCCAGACCGTCAAACTCAGAAGGAGATTGGTTGGAGTCACCGTTGATGAACAGGGATTCCCAAGCCAGACGCATTGCACGGGTCTTGGACTGCACCTGATAAGCGCGGGATTCGCCACCTTCAAGGTCAAGAATTGCCTTGTCAATCTTGATGTCGCCACCGAACAGACGGAGGCTTTCAGACTGTTGGCTCACTTCACCGTAGGTCTCGGTGTAGCTAGCGTTGTAGTTACGGAAACCCACGTCACCGAGGGACTCCTCACGCTTCCAGAACAGGCCGTTGCCTTGGATTTCACGGAAGGGGAGGACGCTCAGCAGAGGACCAGCAGACAGTTCGGTAACGATTGCCAGTTCCTGGGGGTTCCGAGAGTGCTTTTTAGCCTCGGAAAGATTAAGGGCCATTGGAATGAAACTCCTGTGGTTAACAAAGGAAAGGTGAAACGTGTCCAGGGCATCACGCCCTAACTCGGAACACCCTGCCTGCTAACCATCACGGCCAGTCAAAACCGGGTGCTTTCTAACATATAATTCCGAAACTTCTATTCTTCCCAATAAAAAAGCCCCTTTCGGGGCTTGTGTATCAACTAAATGCTTTCAGGAACAATTCTTCCCTAGAAAGACTCGTCAAGTCCTCTACTGGCATGCCATTTGCATCAGTGCCGGCGTAGTTGAGTCCAGCTCCAGACCCCTTAACACCTTTGAAGAAGGTGCCATAGACAGGGTGAGTTTTGAAACTAGCAACAAAATCCTCAGGGGAAATACGCTTGCCAGACTCGTTATCCAGAATGGGATCACCTTGGGCATCAACAACAGTAATCGCGCCATTAGGCTCCTGACGGAACCGACCACTCAGTTGCTCAGCAAACATATCAAAGAACGATACGCCATCCGCAGCATCTGTTCGACCTCCAGCAGAAATGAATACCTTCTCCAAGGCATACCGCTTCTTGAATTCGTTGATCTGTTGTTCCGCCTGTTTAGCCTTGCCTTCCGCCTCAGCGGTCTGCCGGCCATACTTCTCCTCGATTGCCTGGATGGTCTCGCCATAACGTGACTCAATTTCTGCAGCACGTGCAGCATCAGCCTCAAGTTGTTGATATCGATCAAGGTCGACATCCTTCAACTTCATCAACTGCGCTTCCTTTTCTTTAAATTGACGCTCATAAGTTTTACGAGCCTCACGTTCAGAACGCAGTGCTTTGACGAGGTTTGCTACCTCATCAGGACTGTACTGAGATTTATCTTCAGTAGATCCCTGGGGTGCAGAATCTTGCCCGCCAGTCTCCATCTCAGAGACTTTGGTGTTTTCTTCCGACATGGTAAAAGGGAATCACTCCCTAAATGAACGCGCTAGTGTTCCTATCAAGCGATCTTTGTAAATGTAATGAATCCAACGCTACAGAAATAATCTGGACCTTGATCTTGGTCTAGTAAGATCCGAACATCATTGTTCGCAAGAGTCGTGCTCTCAAGATGAACAGTTAGAGAATACTTAACGTCTTGTGTTACAGCAGAACCCGGAGCGGTTCCAGTAGTTGTAAAGTTAAAATCTTGCCCAATAGCAGAAATAACTGTTGCTCCATTTCGAGCCTGTACCAAATGGTTATAACGCAGATAGCTATTTGTTGCTAAATTGTTAATTGTCAACTGCAAGGCAACGTCAATCCTGTATACGCCAACAGGAATATTATCAAAGATGCCAGTAGTCGTATTGATTCCTGTTAATGTTGGGTTGAAATCAGCAGATCCAATATTTGTTCCATTGGTTGCATTATTAGCAAAGGTCATCTCCGACCAGCTACCTAGCGCTGCATCAACGCCTAGCAATTGAGAACCCGCACTAACAGAACCTGGTGTGCCGGCAGAATTGTATCTGAATCGTGTATAGAGAAGTTCACTTGATGGTGTCTGCCAGGATAAATTACCACTGCCATCAGTGACTAAGTATTGATTAGCATCTCCATCAGTTGTTGGGAGGACTAAAGTGTAATTAGCAGCAGCAGCATGAGCTGGACCTTGAATTGTAATTGCATGAGTATTTTGCTCGCAATTTAATACAATTCGACCAGACCCGTCAGTCGCGTTGCCTCTGAAAACGACGTTTTGCCCGACGGCAGGATCAAAGTCAATATCATTTGTTCCTGTGCTAACAATATCGTTTCCATTTGTATCGAGGTTTCCACCTAGTTGAGGTGACGTGTCTCCAACGATTTCAAGAGCAGCATTAGGATCTGTATCTTTCCATGCAGAATCTGCAGAATCCCACGCTAAAACTCTGCCATTTACAATGTTTGCATTAACATCTGCTGTAAGAGCCGTCGAACCAATATCGGCTTGCCCCGTAGTTGGAATTACAACATCCGTAGCCGTAACACTTGTAACTGTATAAGTTCCATTCAATGCGGCGACACTTGAGTTTGCAATTGTAATGCTTTGATTTGCGACAAAGCTATGCCCCGCGTCAAAAACTAATGTTACAACATTAGTGGCAATTGAATATGTGTCTGGATTCTCAATTGTCTCCGTAATCAACGTGACATCATTAACATTGGCAAGATTTAAGCCATTGTAAATGTCAACTCCACCTACGGTGCTTCCATCACCAATGTAAAGCTTATTTGTATCAGTCTCGAAAATAGGTTCGCCAACTACAGGAGTAAAGTTATCCGCCGTCCTATTTGCAGCAGTCCCTCTCCTGAATTGAAGTGCCACAAGCTTGAAAACGCTGAACTAGTATTCCTTACTGTTCTTATTGAGCTTCTGGCACGAAAGAACTCCATGTATCTCTATGCATCCGCTCTCCATGTCTGCTATCTACAAATTCAGGGAGATTAAAAGTGCCCTCTGCATCTTGTGTTAGTTGAATATTTGCAGGGGGGCCAAAGCGTCCCATTACATCATCCCCTGATGCAGTATCTCTATATTCATAGGCTCTTCCATAACGCACCCAGTTTGCTATGTCCATAGAGTCACCTTCAGCAGTGCCATCATAGAAACCTGCAAACGTTGAAGTAGTGCCATCGTTGTTTAATTCGCTGAGAAAGGTTGAGATATCATTGTCTGCACCACCTGCTCCATCATAAAAGTTTGAGCTTTCCGGCGGTTCGTATTCAGTAATAAATGGCTGTGTCCCCTCTGATCCATCCCAATAAAGAGGCATCAAACTGTCTGCATTGCGATAATATCGTCCATTTTTGTAAGAACACTGCAGCAAACCAAGCACATCATTAATATTGGCGGATCCAGTTACCCCTGACCAACTTGACAACCAGTCGCCATCAAAAGCATTTGAGAACAATCCACTTACATCTGGATCGTCTGGTCGATCAAAGACATCTGGCCTCATTTGATTATCATATCGCTCAGCGTCTCTTGTTTCCCTAAAGAAGCAATTGAGATTAAGCAAGTTTAATCCATTTGAGATTGAATATCGAGCAATAAATCGATCGTTAAAACTAATCCAATCTGTTCCATCATACCTAGTGCTAATAACAGACCTATTGGATTCCTTTTTACCTGTTGTCAAGTTAAATCTTAAATGTAACCACCAATGACTAATCTGTCCATCATTATAGACTCCATCAATTTCTGGTGGTACTATCTCAGGAGATCCAACTGTAGCTGTTCTTACATAAAAAATAGTGTATGCAATTAAATTCTGCCCTTCTCTTGTTACAAAATTATGCCAAATTTCGTGATCTACAATATCTTCACTAAAGTAAAAATTTAGATTGACGGCTCTAGTGCTACCATTTGCAATATCGTAATAATAAATAGCATCAGGCAATGTTCTATATTCTGCAGCAGCTTGAGCCCTTGCAAATTGATAATTAGGGCCTGCTGAACCAGCATCTCTGCTATATGTATATGACAAATAATTCCTATTTGCACCAGATTGGTAAAAATAAAGCGGATCTGTCTCCGCTTCTTCCCAGTCCTGAAATCCTGGCGCTGACGTAGCTTCAACACTAAGATCTACCTGTTCTCCGCTAATTGAAGCGCTACAAGTCTGTGTCGTTCCACTACTGGCAAGTACAACTGCACATAGAAGTACAATTCCATATGTTGAAGTCGTTGCTGGATATGCCGGCACTTTAAACCCTTGATTGAAAAATCGACTTACCATTGTGCCCGTTACGTCTACGTCTGGGCTAGTTCCTGCACTTATTTGGTTACCATCAGCCATGGCTGCGCCATGTCCAGTTTCCGGCACCCTCTTTGTATAAACAACAACGTGAAATCCATGAGCTGGAATTTCCAAAGGCTTATCTGCCTCATCAACTAGAATTACTGGTCTGCGTCGTTTTACAAGTGGCAGCGGTTCATTCTTTTTAACAACACGCTCTTGCCTTGCCTCAGTTTTACGAACATAACCAACGTCTACTGTATTTGTTTCATCGATATAAACAACTTTATCTTTTGGGACAGACGCATTCCCAACAACTCTTACCGCCTTGAATTTACCATCCTGTTTTACAATAGCCCGTCCGTCTGTTGAATATCCTTGCCAATACGCTTTACCCGCTTTAGTTTCTTCGCTTTTAAGCTGACGAGCCAGCAGAATCTGTCTAGCTTGATCTGCATAAGCTTTTACATTTTCCTCTAATCCCATGATCAATAAGCAATAACTTTGATGCCTCTGCCGGTCCTAAGTAGTACAGTTTGATCAGCTTTCGGAGTCGTTTTTCCTAAGTTCTTTGCCGCGTGAATCTTACCATTAGCCTCAACAAGACTCCTTCCATTCGTATCATAACCTTTCCATTTTACGACATGGTTTGATTGTGCTGTCCCATCGCCTTGATAAGATTTCTCAATCGCATCAATACGACTCGCTTGATTCGTGTCTTTTAAAGTATTAAGTAGGTCGTTCATGGTCTACCATGCAGAATTTTAACGTTGACTACCGCTGTTTTCCCGTTGGTTAATGTTGCAGTTTGACCAATTGATTCAATTGCAACAACCGTGAAATCACTCCCTACTTGCCTTAACAATGCAACATGAGTAAAAACTATATCACCAGATGATCCGTCGTGAATGAAATTTGCAGTCTTTTGCGCCAGTGGCTGACCTTTTGAATATGCAAGCAGATCAGCGGCGGAATATGTAAACGTCAACCTAGCGTATCCACCCGTGCCGGCAACGACCTCATCTCCAGTAATATCAGCGTAAGTAACAGTCTGGGTGTAACCAGTTGAACTATTTAATAAAGCCACTAAATATGTGCCGCGTAAGTACGATAGCTCTGCCTGTTGATTTAGTTCTTCAGCAGAAAAAATAGCCATCTACTTACCAATCCAGCGTAGGCTTCCATTAGCTCACATAGGATGCCAGTGCAGGCTGCTGTGGAGCGGTTATAGTACCAAAGTCAGCGTCAAAGGTATTGCCGGCAGCAAATGTACCGAAATCAATATCAGTGCCAAGTGCGACTTTGAAGAAACCGTAATCCCACTCAAGTGTTTCGACGATTTCAGTAGAAAGTAAACAACGCGAATTGATTACAAAGTCCGCAGTAACATTAATATCTAAAGTGCCATTAAAATCTCCTTCATCCGAAGGTAGAGTAGAAACTGCAATTACAGTGTCATCGCCATCTTTGACATTTACACCAAAGTCATTTTCAGGGTCAGAGTCGCCATTAGCGGTGGTTGCTTGGCTCGGTAACGGCGGTTGAGGAAGGCTAACAGTACTTCCGGTGTCGAAGTCCCCAGCCTCCATACTGAGAGGCCCACCGTTCGTCGTAGCATCATCAAAGTTGCCTCCGTCACAATCAAAACCATTGTTTGATGTATTTGCAGTAAACTCACCACCGTCGGCAGCATAATTTTCAGGAGTTATGATAATAGAAGTGTCGAGTGGGTAAATATTTTCAATGCTGCTTAATGTGGCTCCGTTACTGTCTAAGGCTTGATAAGTAAGGTCAATTTTTACAGTGCCACCACTGCTGGGAGTAAACACTAGATTGTTTGCAGTAATATCGCTTACATCAATTTCATCGCCAACAGAAACATTTGCGCCACTTAATGTTACAGTGCCAGTTGTAGGCAATGAGGTTATTTTAACTTTATTCGTTGTTGATTGCAGTTTTAAATTGGCATTTGTTAAAGTAGTGGCTGATTCAGTCTTAATGTAAACAACTTTCGTCGATGGATCGGGGAAATACGTTGCAGATGTATTTCCTGTAACCATACAGTCAAAAGAGCATATGCAATTTTCTGAATCAAATACCCAGCTAGAAGATGCAGCTCTGGTGTAGAAACCTTTGTTTGCAGATTGAAAAGATAGTTGAATGGGATAGAAAGGATAATAATTAAAAACCTCAGCTCTCATCTTTTCAGTAATTCTGAATCCACGGTTGTCACCCGTGATCTTTTTTGCCATCACATAGGCATATCTTCTGATGTAATCATCATATCGACTTAAGGTAGCAGCCAAATGATTTAAACTACAAGTTTCTGTTACTGGATTGTATATTGGCTTGATCGGGACAAAAGACAAGGGCATCGACACCTTTTTTAAATAAGCACTTGGTTTCCCAAACCAATCAGTGCTACCTCTATAAGGATCGTTATATATATTTACTACAAAACTGTGATCTTCTTTTTCAGTTTTTTCGATGCAATAATCTGTCGGGTCATCTAAAACACCTCCTCGGTCTTCGTCTAAATCAGGGCTGTCTGCATTGTCCCTTCCAGTATCAATACTGCTTTCATCCAAATAATCAGCATTCTCGCCAGTAAGCTCATCTTCAATACGATCTGGCTGAGCTGGACTTGCAGAGTCAGAAGAGGAATAACTCTCTTTCCTGTAATTATTAGTTCCATCATCGTAATCAATATATTCTTCAATTTCTGTCGTCCAATCAGAACCATATTCATATGTTTTTGTTGTTTGAGATGTGAGATATAAAGGTTCTTCACGCACACCAAAAAGATCATTTTCAAACTTTTCTGCACGACCGTCTTCGCCAGGCAGCCTGCCTTCATTTACAATCTCAGTTTCTTCCCAAGTTACGGTGTATCCTAAATCAAAACGAGTCTGAATTCCAGTAGGACCAGCAACAACAGTCCATGATTTATAGATATTGTGAGATTGAGCGCCCTCTCTAGATGCCGGATGGACATAAGATCTGCTGACTTCGCTGATAACTTCGCCGGCAGGTCCATACTTATAAACAGTTTCGTTTACATTAGCTAAATTATAAACACCATCATATTCAGTACTAATTCGATTTGCAGCTTTTACAAAATCTTCAAGCCCTGCCCAGTAGTTTTGAGCTTGATCATAAAAGGCTTTTCCTTTGTAATGATAATATAGCCAGTCCGGGTTAGTTGAATTATCTTCTAAAAATTGATCCTGCTCATCTCTTTTGTCAAGAAATTGATTACATTTTTGCAGCAATCCATTAATCTCTTCAATTCCTTGATTGACCTGTGGAATAATTAAGTTCAGACTGTTGCTGACAGCAGTACTGGCCCAAGTTGCCGCCGAAGAATATTCCCAAGTCTGCTCAAGTGAAACTTGATTGCCAGGACCGTTGTATTCAACATAGCGACCACTAGTAACCTTTTCTTTAACATCTCTTTCGGCGGCTTCCATCTCGCCTGTAACTTGATAATTATATCCAATTGTCTCGCCATCCCATTCGCTAGGGCTATCAATTGTACCTGTATTAGGATTAGATTGATTTGTTAATGCGTTTGGACCTCCACCAAGGACAATACTTCCACTTGTTGACGGCGCTTTTACCGTTCGATATGTAACAGAAGTAATTAATGGTTCAGGGCGATTTGTATTGTTATTGTTCTCTTCTTCCTCGCTATCCTCTTTTAAAATGGGTACATCAAACTCTGCCTCTACAAGGATGGCGTCGATGTCTGGTTCAATGGAACTTTCTGAAATTGACTCAATAGAAATTGCGGTATATTTATCAAAAGAAGTAAACTTGCCGCCACTCCTTTTCGCGCCAAGACCGTCCCGCCCAAAAGCTTTTAATACTTGTACATGACCATATTTATCTTGGTAAATTGCCTTGCCAACACATGCGAGATAACTTGAAAGTGTCGATAAATTATATTCATCAATTTGAAAGCTTTTGAGATCATTTAAATCCAGAATACTTCCGAACAAACTTTTGACCGCTGCTTGATATTGATCTTCCCTTTCGCCAATAAAAGCCAATGAACATCCAACCTCTAGCGTTAATGTTCTATCTTGAACATTTGTACTAGAGTTGATGATATACAATGGAGACTTGGGATGCCTTGATGTGGTCCCGTTGTCTAATTTAACCCAAAGGTCAATCCGCGACCCGATTGGATATTTAGTTCTATCAAAATCAAAAACATCTGTTGTACCGCCAAGAATAATCTGACCCCTAGTCGTAATAATATTACTAGAATATACACTGTCATCGGACAAAGAACCCTGAATTAAATATTCAGTTGCCTCAGTAAAATTAATATAAATTTTTACACCAGCACTAGTATTGATGTAAGACATTTATACCTCCGTCAATCCAAAGCTGATGAGATAAGTAATATTATTGCCAGGGCCAATTAATGAGATAGCAGGAGCGGTTGAAAAGAAAGCGTTTGCAGAAACCGCCGAGCCGAACAGCTCATCATAAACAGCAACTTCTGCAGTGTTCTTGCCTAATGCCCTTTGAGTATCCCAAGCATCAAATAATGTTAAAGTGGTCAAACATGTTTGCTCACTAGCGTAAGCAGCAACCGTCCAAATTTTGCGTTGTTTTTTTGCTGGGCCTGTAGCGTATCCCGCGCCTAATTGTGAAAACTCTAAAGAGGCTTGCCCCAGAATAGACCTAGGTAATTGCTCTCCATTAAACTTATCAAAGGTTGCAGTATACGATCCATAAGTAATAGTAAAATCACCAAGTGCCATCAGATATTTCCTCCACGACGAAGACGCATGCGGGCGACATTGGTCATGATTTTAGAAGCATCAGTAACAGGTTCCTGGCTTTGAATCGTGACGTGATTAGTGATTCGTTGATCACCCCCAGAAGCGCCCATAACTGCTGCCATCCGCTGGATTAGGTTGCCAGAATCAAGGCTTGCCGACAGGCTGTTAGCACGAGCATCACTTGTTTTAATTGAAGCGCCAGAGACTTTTACTTCCTGACCAGCAAGAGCATTGCGATATTGATTCACTAAATTCGCAGGGATCACAGTACCGGAACTAGGAGCAGTCCAGTTAATGTTCCTTGCTGCCGGCAACATGCTGAACTTACCAGAATTGCTCAGGAAACCTTCCCGTCCACCGCCATCGTTAACAAGATAAGACCGACCGGACTCAACAGGACCGCCCATTGCACGGGCTGGATTACCTGATGTAATGGTACTCGCTAATTTGTTGGCAAATTCAACACTGTTTTTTAGATGACTTTCCATCCTTGCGGCACTTGCTTCTGCATCTGCCATCCTGACTAAAGTATCTTCAAAATTACCGCCAAGTTCTTTCGCATACTCTTTAGCAGCTTCTAATGCTTCTGCTGTTCCTCTTGCCGTCTCTTCGCCTTCTTCAACTGAAGTTCTATTAGCATCTTCTTTAAAAGATTGCATTTTCTCAGCACCGTCTTCAATTCTGGTGGCTAGTTTATCTCCTTTTTCCTCCATCGATTTCAATTGTGCTTCTGATTCCTTTAGACTAGTATTTTGGACACCAATTGCATTGGCCGTGCGAGTAGCACTTCTCCCGATACCCTCCTCAAGACCTTTATTGACCAACATTTGTTCTTTGCGCTGCCTTTCAATTTCAAGCCTTTTACTTTCAATCTCAAAGCTATACTCAATACTGTCAACAATTAGATTCTGGAACTGAGCAGCTTCCCTTAATCCAGCAGCTAACTTCGTCTCACCACGAGCCTCTGCGATCCTTGCTTCTGCCTGAAGTCGGAATTGAGCAATCCTTGCTTCAGATTTTGCAATTAAAGTTTGCACCCGAAGTTTAGATTGAGCAATGCTGTCCTCTATTCGGATTGCAGTCGCCTGAGCTTTTAACTGCCGAAGGATAATGCGCTTTCTCTTTCTGTCGCCTTTTTCTAATCCACGAATTTCAGTTTCAACAACAGTATCAATCAAGCCGACGGCACTTTGAATTCCACCGCTCAAGCTAGAGGTAACTTGATCAAATGCGCCTTTCAGATTGTTTGAAACTCTACCATAAACATCTCCAAGTTCCTGAGCTTTTTTAATTCCAGCCTCAAAAGCATCAACGATTGCAAGTTTAACTTGAGCTTGTAATTGAGCTTGTTTTTGCCTTTCCTGAGCTACAGTTTTTGTTAAATCTTCTAGTGCCTTTTTCTCTTCTAAATTAACTGTTCGGTTTACAGATTGCCTTCTTTGCAGCTCAATTATATATTTTTCACTCGCTTCAACCAATTGTTCAGATCGTGCAATTTCAACACCTAAATTTGCTGCTGTTAATTTACCGGCGTCAGCTTGACTTTGTCCGAATTTTTCAATTGCTGCTGTTTGAGCTTGAAGTGCTCCTATGTCAATAGCATCCTGTTGTTTCTTTAATGCAGCAGCTAATACTTCAACCGAAGCCGTTTGTTTATCAGATGAATTAGTAAATGCAATATTAGTTGCTAAAGCGTCTTCTTGAATATTTTTCAGCGCTGTATATCCTTGGATTCCGCCTTGAACGCTCTTTAATTCTTCCTGAAGTGATTCAACCAAAGCATCATTCTGGCTGCCTTCTTCTTTTAGAGACCGAATCCTTTCTTCAATTTGAGCAGCTCTTTCTTTTTCTGTTCGGATAAAGCCATCAGTTAAACTGATTTGTTCTGCAAGATCGCCATTCCGTAAATCCTCAATTTCATTTACACCTTTAATTTTTGAAGCCAACTCATCACTTACTTTTGCGGCTTCCTTCATCTTGTCAGTAAAGCCTGATAGGTTCCGTGCTCTTGCAAAAGCTTCGCCAGATTTAGTTGCAGCGGCAGCGGTGCCCGCTAATGCTGCTCCAGCAGCAATAAGTGCAGGAGTACCTGCACCTGCGGTCGCTATTGTAAAAGCAAGGGCACCTCCTGCAACTAAGACTCCAGAAGCAAGAGCGGCCCAGCTGGCACCTTGAAAATTATTAGCTGCAACCACTCTGCCGGCTTCCTCTTCAACACTACCCGCAACTTTCTTGTTACTGGCAACTAAATTCCCATTCTCTTCATTTACTTCTTTGACTAATCTAAAGTATTCATCAAATGCACTAGCACCTTTGCCATAAGCTTGAAACACTTGAACAATAGCATCGGCAAGTGCTGTAAAAAGTGCAATTGCACCAGTTATTGGATTAAATAAAGCGAGGAGCCCACCAGCTAAATCCTTGCGAAGATTTCTTCCAAATTTCCTTATATTGACTGCTGCTTTTTTCGCCGAAAAGCTAAACGTTTGTACTTCTTTGCCGGCTACTTTAGCTGAACCTGCCGACCTGAAAAATGCCTTTCTTAATCCTGTTAAACCAAGTACGGTTTTCCCAGTCTCTTTACCCAACAACATCAAGGTGTCTCTAAACCGCTTCACCCCAGTCGTGGTAGTTTTTATTGTGTTTAACTGCTTTTTAAATGAATCGCCAAATGTATTCAATCTAAACGTTACATCTTTAAATGTACCGCCTAACTTTGAAAAACCCTTGCTGAGGAGCGCAAACGTAGCAATATAAGCAAGTACTTGCGTGATCCCTCCCCCTAAAAACGAGTCTAAATCTGCAAAAACACCAATAACTGAAGCAAATGGCGAAAGCAGATTTGTTAAAACTTCCGCTAATTTTAATATTTGAAAAACAAAATTTTCAAGCCCTTTGCTTGTGTTATTAACAATTTTAACAAGAACTTCAAAAACTTTTGTTTTTTGAAATTCTTTAATAAAATTAGCAAAAGATAAACGAATATTCAAGAAGCTCTTAATCGTCGGCTCTAAAGCCTTGCCAATATTTTCAATATTTTTTGTGTCAATAATTTCAATTAAGTTTTGAAGCTGTTGAATTGTAGCTCTTCCTTCTTTTACCCTCTTGACTAGCTCTTCAGTTCCGTTTGCCATCCTGTTGACGGCATCAACAAACACATCAGCAGTGATTTCACTCCTGCTGATCATTTCATTTAATTCTTGAGTCGTAACATTCAATGCATCCGCTAATTGGACGCGGAAAGAACCGTCAAGTTCAGAGATCTGTTGGTTAAGTTCTTCTGCCTGGAGCTTGCCTTTCGATAATACCTGAGCGAATGCTTCTAAGTATCGACCGGATTGCTCAGTAGATAATCCGAGCGTTTGAGTACGAGCCGAGATGCCTTCAATAAACTTGTCGGTCTCTTCTGAACTTGCGCCTACAGCTTGCAAAGCTGGAACCATCCGTTTATAAAGCCCTTCAACTTGACGCAGTGGAGCACCTAGTCGCCCTGCAATATCAGCAGCTTTATTGAAAGTTACAGAGACTTGACCTTGAGTGAATCCAACATTTTTCAGAGCAAGATCAAACGCTTCAATCTCTTTTTGACGCTGAGTATAAACACTTGCGGCATTACCTACAGATCGAACCGCTGCACTTAAAGAGTTAAAGGCTGCACCAGCAACTGCAATCTTGCCGGCAAGACTGAACAGCTTAAACTGTTTTTCTACCTTTGGTGTTGATTTTCCGAGCTGCCTATCCAGCTCTGCAATCCTCTGAGTAAGAATTCTATATTGATCACTTGAACGCTTAACGCCATCGCGTAATTTAATTAAATCAGCTCTTTGTTCTCTTAAGGCTGCAGTGCTACCTTCCTGAACTCCTTGCAGGCTGCGTAAATCTGCCTTCGCTTTAAATAAAGAAGCGCCTAATTGATAAAATTCTTTGGTGTTCGCCTTAATTTCTTGGCGTTGACGTTCTAACTGTTTGATATAAGCTTTTGCACGACCAATAGAACCTTTCTCTCCACCGATGGACCTTCTTCGCTCATTTTCAACGCGCCTATTTGCTGCTGCAACCGCATCAAGTTCTCTTCTTACTTCATTCCCATTGGAATCGAAGAAATATTCAACCGTTATCTTGTTATCTTTACGGATTAACTTTGAAAGAGCATCGTTAACTCCACGCTCTAAATCATCTAGCGCATTCTTAATATCGCCGGTCTGAACTCCAATTACAACCGGGATTGATAACATTCTGATGGCCAGAATTAGCTAAAATAGTCTGCCAAGAAAAAACCCCGCCGTAGCGGGGCTTCTCGTCAATTTGTCAGCTATTATCAGGCGTTGGCGTCGATGTCGATGACATATGGACCATAGCCGTTAAGGGTAGCACTCCAGGAAACGACGGAGCCCGCCTCGATCGACTCAGAATAGCCCTCAAGGGTGCCATAACCGTAGATAGTTTCATCGGTGCCGGTAGGACCAATACGAGCAAACTTCACGCGGAGGCTGTTGTTAACGGTGTTGGCTTCAGTTAAGCGCAGCACCTGATAAGCAGCACTCTTGAAGTCAGCCACACCTTCCAGGGAGATGCTGAACGACTTGGTGGTTGCAATATTGGTGTTGTAACCCTTGGTCGTGCGGTCATAGGTGATGATGTCTTCGCTGGAGGTATCGGTTTCCAGGGAAGCGTTGGTCAGACCAAGCAGCTTGAGGGGCTTGTCAGTGGCAGTCGTGCCGTCCATCGCATAAGCTTGTGACTCAACGGTAAAGATACCGGTGGTGCTGTTGTATGCAATGGTGTCGTTGTCGGCAGCAAGATTACCTTCGTCACCAGCAACGGTGTCGTCAACTTTCAGGAAGCCAGTGGAGGCAGACTGAAGACCGGTGCCGGTGGTGATGCCGGTGAAAGCCAGGTCGACCTGATCAGAGGCAAGCGGAAGCAGGTAGAATTTATAGCCAAAAGCGGCTGAATAGTTAGCCATGGGTGAATTTCCAGAATGCTGAAAACTAAGCAAAAATGGGGGATTCACCCCACTAACGTAGTGTTCCTAATGGTCTGGAATACTATTGATTCCCCTACGGTAAAGAATCCAGAATATTGACGGCATCTTGATGCAAACCGCCATTCTCTGGGATCATAACCATCGTCTGAACACGCGCTCCAAGGCCCTCAGCCGTCGCTAAAGTCTCGATAGATGTACTGCCATAGAACAGGTGCATAATCCGCTTTACAGCGGCATCTAGATCGCTTCCAGTAGCTCCATCCCACACAATTAAAAACAGCTTCCAAGTAGTTAAAAAATCAGAAACATCATTAACATAATCCTTTCTACTTACATCCCCAGAATCATGAATAATGCACTCTAATCCAACCTGAGAAGATAACTGCGGGAGCTTCTCTCCGGGCGTCAAAATAACAAGCGAATTGCTTGTACTACCATTGGAAAATGTATAAGTACCTAGGTAACCGGCGAAGGTTACATCATTAGCCAAAACGTCATAAATCCTCTGCGGAGTTGTAGCAAAAGATTGTGCCATTTGGCTCTAAAAATCTGCTTCTAGTCTGCCCATCACAGGAACTATAAAGAAGACAACCGCTAAAGCGCTTATGAGAAGCCCACTTGCCTCATTCCTTCGCGGTTCAGTCTCAACAAATACTCAATGATCGCAAAGGACTTCCCGATCCGGCAAAGGATCCACGATTACCTTTTCAATCTTGAGGCAATGACAAGAAAAGAAGCTAAGCATTTGTGGCGTCAATCAATTAAAGATGCCTGGTGTAACTGTTGTGCATATTGCGGGACTCCACCAATTGACGACGCATCATTGACACTAGATCATGTCAAGCCACGCGCTAAAGGTGGTGAAGATAAAACCTCAAATTGCATCCCAGCCTGCAAACGCTGTAATCATTCAAAAGGGTCTGAAGACTGGGTTGAATGGTTCCGCCGGCAAGAATGTTACACGATGGAACGCGAATATCGAATTCGCGAATGGATGACAACTGAACTAAGCAACATCCCTAATTCAGGCGATGTTTACGATGGAGCTGTCTTTGTCAATCACTAACAATCTCTAGCTCTACGTTTTCTTCTGCTATGTACCTTATTTTTTGAGGAGGAATTTTTAATTTTAAAGTCAATCCTGTATTTGACCGCATCTCAATTACTTGATCTGATACGATATCTTCGCTGATTAACATACCCTTAACTGTCTCATCCCTAATCATTGGAGCGAGCAAGATTGCATGCTTATGACTGAAGGCAAGGAGATCAGGAGCTGGGCCGTCAGCAGACGCCTTCAAATCTTTATAGAAGGTATAAGCCCATCCAGGGAATTCTTTGTTTTCGATCAATTTCATCGCTGCCGCACCATAGACGCCCGTCGGGACATCTCTCTCATCTGTAGGTTGATACAGAAAAAAGTCATTCATTGTATATGGCTTTTTCTGCTTCTTGCTGTCCCTATTCGCGTTAGCAAAAAGTGAAGTCAACAAAGCGACTGGAGCCTCATCTTGATGAAGCCGCAGCTTATGATTTTTCAGCCCTTTTTCATATGCATCTAGCACATATTCATACGGCAATGAACTGTAACTATTTAATGCAAATTCTTTATCGCCTGGATATAAAGATTTCAGTTCCCAAAAGATCTCATCAAATGGGGTTACTTGTCCCCATTCTCCTCTTTTGACTTTCCCACGACTTCTTCAGCCTCCTCTTGCGGAGTCTTTTTAGCTACAGGAATACGTTGCTCTTCCTGATCATAAAGACTTGCAATTTCAGCTAACAGCTCAGGATCAAGATCCATGGTGTCTTCGATCGCCCAGTCTGATGCAACTCGCGTCTTAAGCAGCACAGTAGCAGCAGCAATCTGTCGGCGTTGCATCGACTCAGAAAGCTTTGAAGTAACCTCAGCAAGTTCTTCTGCGTAGTTTTGAATAACTACATTTGCAAGCTTAGTACCTGTCTCGCCAGACATTGCGTTAGTAATAGCTGCATATGCCTTTTCAGGAGTGGTCTTATTAGCAGAAGCGATCTTATTAGCTAGAAACACCATTGACGAAACGCCGTCAGAGCCTTGCGTCACACTTTCGACGAAAGATTTCTCTGCAACAGTTAAATAACCCTTGCGCTCAATTTCAATAATCCCGACTTCTTCGTTACCGATTAAGACCTTTTCAGTATTCTTTCGGGGTTGAACAACAAAAGGAAGAACTGCCATAACTCATCTACGAGCGGCATAGGATACCAAACCTTACTCGACCCCTTCACCTTTGAGCAATTGCTTCATTAATGAGTCGAATTTTTTGCGATAAAGTCCAGTAAAGTCAAATTTATCAACTGGACCTCCACCTAACAGCACAGACTTAATCCACGGTCTTGCCGGCATGTAAACACGACTATGAACATTACCATAAAGATGAATATATCCACCAAAGTGAACAATGGCTGCATATTCCTCCATGTAAGAAATCCTGATCTCCTCCTCCGTAGTCTCAATCTTTAACGAATCTCTCAAATTGCCAAACTGAACGATGTCTCCATCACCATATGGCCAATCATTGTTCTGCCAAACCTTAGATTCCATGGCGATACCCAGCGCTAATTCCAGCTCTTCGCCTAAGAACTTTAGTGTTTCGATATGAGCGGCTCTAGTTGCTTTCGGAAATTTCCTAGTAAGTGTCTTGAGATCTGTAAAATCAGCAGAAGACTTGACTGTAATGCCTGTTTCTACCGTGCCAAGCTCCCTTTCAATATCCTTGGTTGCGTTCATAAGGCTCTTTAAAACCTTGGCGCCCGTTGATTTTACTCGCTTTTGAGGCATTAGTTTTGCAGATCAGATGCAGTAATTTGAATTTCAACGCCGCCAAGAGCGGGATACAGGATTTCATCAATCCCTTGACCACCAAATTGACCACTAGATCTTTCGATCTTAGCGTTCATCACTGGATCATCACCAAACTTGAAGTCAATTTCAGTTCCAGGCAGCAAGAACTGCTCCTGTGCGGTGATGTTTGTAAACGTTAGACCAGTTAGATCACCCAACCAATTTTCACCGCCTAGGGCGGCTTTCTGAAGGGCAAAACCACGATAATAAAACTTATCTCCACTCGCACCAGGCAGCATTCTGCCTTCTAATTGAGAAGCAAGCGGAACAGGTTTAGATCCACTTGTTACACCAGTATATTGGATACGTTTTACATAACACTTGATGATATATTCCGTGCCGCCGGAAACGACTGGGCGTCCATTTGTAATCGTTACAGTACCCTGGCTGGTGACTTTAACCCGCCCGTTCCAATATTCCAGTAACGGACTAGCCATAGCCATTAAATCCCTAGCCTAGATTTCCGAATTCTTGGCGATTTTCTTCCCCACTTTCTTTACTTTTTTAAGGATTTCTTTAGATTCTTCACGACTCAGTGCATTCTGAGCTTTTTCCATCAAGGAAACAAGCTTTCTCCTTTGTTTTTCAATATTCATAGTCATAATCTCCTGACTACATTGAAGTTTTCCTGCAACAAATGGGTATATTGAGTTATGCGAAGTTATTCGCACCGTTCTTTTTCTTAGCTAAGATGATCAAAGCCACTCTTGCCACCGTAGCTATCGCTGCCCTGGCACCTGTTGGTGCTATTGCTGGCCCCTACGTCAACGTCGAAACCAATGCTGGTTGGACCGGTTCTGAATATGGCGGTGCTGCCACCGACCTGCATGTCGGATACGAAGGTACCGCTGGTGCTGCCTCCTATTACATCCAAGGTGGACCCCAGGTCCAACTTCCAAATGGTGGCGACTCCGAAACCGTGTTTTCCGCCAAAGCTGGCGGTGGCATCCCTCTGACCGATAAGCTCAGTGCCTACGGTGAAGTGTCCCTCGTAACTGCCGGCAAAACCGATCAGAATGGCTATGGTGGTAAGCTCGGCCTGAAGTACAGTTTCTAAACAGATCAACAAAGGGGCCATTCGGCCCCTTTTTATTTGCCCCTACGATGACTATTTACACCGTCTGCTGGACAGACTCAGACAACCAAAAACATCATGTTCTGATTGAAGCTGAATCCAAGATGGATGCCCGCTTGCAGGTAGCTGAAAGAAGTGAATACATCGCCCAACATCCTAACTGCATTAAATACATCCTCGAAGGTAATATTCGTTAATCCTCTACTTCAGCTTCTGGCTTCTGGATCTCGACAAGCTCATAACGTTGCAGCATGGTTTGAAGATTTTGTCGTGCATAATTCCGCAGGATTGGATCTCCACTTACCTCAGCTGCTGAAAACGAACTAATCAAACTTGCAAGCACTTCCTTCGGACTTGGAGTTTGTTCAGACATGCCAGATTATTTTTTGGGCCACCTATCATACCAATTTATTTTTTCTAGATTATTTTTTTTATTTTTTTCCTTCCTTTAAAATAGCAATATTGTCCGATACGATAGCAGTTTTGTCCGATACGATAGCAATATTGTCCGACGAAAATAGCAGTATTGTCCGATGAAAATAGCAATATTGTCCGATATGACACTTATATATATTATTAAATACTAATAGAATACTACTAGAATACAATGGGTAACAGGTTATTAGTACTTCTCTATATCTAGTTCGCTAATAGTATTTGCACTTTCCGACAGGCCTGGTTTTTGTTGTTTTTAGTGCTGTATTTGGTCGTATTAGCTTTTCTGATCGGGGGCCATACTTATTATAAGTACACGAAATACGAAGGAATATGACAGGGCCTGATGGGAAGGGAAATGGGGTGGCGCCCCCTAACGTCCTCTCTAAGGTATCTGTACGGCCCTACAAGGCCCCTTAACCCTGCTTCAGGTATATCGGGGTGGTCAGGCGATTTCAGGCGGCTTCCAGGCGATTCTGAGAGGAGTAAAGTTTTGTAAATTTTTTGAAGTGCGAACGAATATGATAGTGATATGGGTGGTGGGTGGGTACCAGATACTGAAAAACCCCCGGTGAATCCACCGGAGGCCCTGTTTTATATATATCTTAGTGTACACTAAGATATATATAATAATATAATATATAGATATGTATCAGCGCAATTCGTGCGTTTCCAGGTGTACATAGGCCGACGGTCGTTCGGTATATCTCCAGTCAGCAAATCCCGCATTTTCGAGCTTACTGTAGGCAGAATTTAGGTCATCGGCTTTTACATAAACAAGGCATTTATTATGCCAATCAATTGTCATTGAAGCGGAGAAAGAATACCAGTTCATTCGTAGTCTCCGTCGATTTGTGCAAGGAAATCGTAGAAATCATTCGGCCACATTTCGATGGCTAAAGTGCATCTGAATAGGTCAAATGAGAAGGGAACGGCAATGCAGAAAGAGTCACTCATTTTTTTTGTTGGTGATTTTTTTTGGTAAATTATTTTTTATTTATTTTTTTTATTTTTTTTATTTATTTCATCCCATTTCTTTTCGTTAGCCTGGATCGTTTTGAGTGATGAGTCATAACAAGCTGTGCAGAATACAACGATGCCGAAGAACACGAAGAACATTACAGATTGAGTGGAATGGGGAGACGATTGCCTCCCCGGTTTGCATCACTGGCGGCCCATCAATTTGTCATCTAGAAATTGTCCCAGTGTGTCGGTTCCGATGTAGTTAGCCAGGCAGAAAATTAATTTTTCGGCGGCTTCTAGATCGTGAACAGTTCCTAAAACAAATTCTTCGAAATCATTTTTGATTTCCTGAGGCTCAAGCCCCACGAATTCGTAGGGTTGGTTGAATTCAAAAGGTGCCATAGTTGGAGTGGGTCAAAGCCCTTGTTTTGGACATCTTCAATATACAGACTCTGGCGGCCAAAGGCAACCCTTTTCACAAAAGTTAATGATCAGGAATGCTGATGGCCCGCGCCCCCGCTGATGACGATTGCTTATGTTACAAAGTGTTGCAAATGCTTGACTGCTCGAATATGCCCGTGATAGTGAGGGTGGTGGGCGGGTACTGGAGAAGGCCCCCGAAGGGGCCGGTGGTCAGTCCTCGTAGGTAGGTAGTTCGTCGATCAGCTTGCGGGTGGTCTCGAGCAGTTTCTCGATGTCCCGCTGTTGCTTCTCGTCGAGCTCCCTGAGCCTGTCGAGGTGTTGTTTCATCTGGTCAGCAATGCGACCCATGGGGTTCTCCCGTGTGGACCCCTTTATTGTAGCGCCGCGCGACTCCCTGTCGAGGGATTGTTGAAAAACTTAATATTAAGAAATGTTACAGATAGGCGCGATAGTGAGTGATAGCGAACGTTACGTTTTGTAACGTTACATTTTGTAACATTAAGAAATGTGATCGTTTGTTAAGAATTATTAATGTTAAGAAATGTGACCATTTATGAAGAATTGTTAATGTTAAGAATTATGATCGTTTGTTAAGTTTTTTGTTGATAAAAAAAGGGGGCTGATTAGCCCCCGAAGTTAACACTGGAATCTCACAATGTGAACTCTCCAGAATCATCGTAATCGCTGTTATCTTCCGGTTCAATGTAATCTTCATCATCGGCGGGTTCCTGGTAATCAAGGGGAACAATCCAGCCGAGAAAAGGTGATTCGTACTGCATGGGAGAGAATAAAGAAAAAGGAAGGGGGCCGAAGCCCCCGGTGGATCAGAAGGCCAAGGCCCAGAGTGTTGCCAGAATGGCCCAGACGAGGGCGACCCTTAGTTCCACCTGTGCGGTGGTCAGATCAGCCTGAGAAGCCTTGTAGGCCTCCAGAATGACCGGCTTGGTGGTCTTGGCTGTGATGTTTGCCATGGATCGAGTCCGTTGAGTTGTCGAGGTGCGTGACCTGTTGGCCACTTCCAAACAATAGACGAAAACGGGGGAGATTCCCCCGCTTGTAATGATTCGAAACAATCAGCGCAACGCGGCACGGATTATCTCGGACCGGGTGGCCTCCATTTTTATCAGCTGCGATTCTGTCGATTCGATCAGGCCAGGAAGGCCAACGATCACGACAAGGGCAGCCGAGAGGCTCAGAACAGTGTTGAACATGGATCGGGTCCGTTGTTGTTTGTCGAGTTGCGATCTTTCGATCACCCCCACACAATAGACCATCAGGGGGCCTGAGCCCCCGTTTGTAACATCACTTAACATAAGCAGCACTGCGACCATGGGCCTCAACCCACACGTCGACCTTGTCACCGTCACAGAGGCGGCAGGAGAGGCATTGCGCGGCTGAACCGGTCACAGTGGCCGGGCACAGCTTGCCGGGGGCTTCCAGGCCTTTAGGGGCGACGCTGAAGCATTTCCAGCCATGAGCGGATGCCTCCAGATAATCCTGCAGGCCGTCACATGACGCCATAAAATAACCCTTGAAAGGTGATGCAAACTGTTCACGCCATTGGTGAGTGTAACCCGTATGGGATTTAGCATGCTCGTTAATAGTTTGAAACAGCGCAGGGGAGATAATGGCAGGGTCGCCATATGCCCCCCAGCGTATGCTTTTACCGTGCAAATCCTCAGGATTAAGATCACTCAGCTTGCCATATTTGCCGGCCTTGAATGTGCGCCAGACAGCCAAAGGTGCCTGTCCAGGGTTCACATAACAAGTCCTTTTACCGGTGGTCGGGTTCAATCTATGGGGACAATTCCCGCAGATGCTGATGTCATCTCCGCTGGCGATTGCGGCGACCGGGTTAATATCCTCGCGCAAAATCCAAACTTGGGCCATGTTGCCCGTTTTACGATTAGCGCTCTCTAAAGTGAGAATAACTACGCAAGGTTTGCCGTCAATTGGTGAATTTAACCGTTGAAGAATGAAGCCCTTAGGTTTCTTGTTTGCCATGGGATCGTGTCCGTTTTGTTGTTGTTAATTGGCGCCATTTTGTTTCGTTTCTCTCAACATCCTGCAGAGATCCTGCAGGGGAGAGAGCACAAGCGACGCCAAACAGGGAGAACAGAGTAAGCGTGATCATGCGAGAGCCCACAGGGGGAGAGCGTACCCGTTGACCGCTAGCGATATGCAGACGGGGCTGAGGCGTCCAGCAGGGGACAGGCCGACAGGGGGCAGCTGAGGGGCAGGGCCCGGCCATACAGGGGGAGCAGGGGGGAGCGATTCCCCAGGGAGGACAGGGCGTTTTTTAGGAAGCGTTGAGAGGGTCATGAGTAGGGAAGCAAGGGGACAGGGGAAGGGGCCCCCGTAGGGGCCTTGTGGGGTCAATACAGGGGGCAGGGGTGCTGGTTCAGGAGGGTGTGGAGGTTCAGTCGTTGGCTGGTTTGAAAGAAGGGATCAGGTCGCTTGCCAGTGGTGCCAGTCCAGTAGAGGTGAGCGCTGCAGGTCTTGGCCATCCAGGTGGCATGGTCATCATCGCTGCGACCGAAGGGATAGAGGTTCATAGGATCGTGTCCGGTTTTTTGTTTTTTGTGATCTCTCGATCACCACCACACAATACAGACACCAGGGCCCTGATGCCTGATTGTTCATAAAAGTTTATGATTATTCTGTCTTATGGTTCTCCCCCTGTGGATCAGAGGAGCTGATATCAGAAGCGCTGATCAATCAACCATCATCGATCAACTAAGCTGATGTGTTGCGAAACGTTATGAAGCGTCATAAAACTTAACAGTAGTGCAAACGTACTACCGAGTAGTGCAAATGTACCCCCCCACCCCGTAGTACAAATGTACCAGCCAAGATTACCCCCTCGAAAAATTTTTTATAAAAATCAGTCTCGTTGCCGCCAGTCATCGGGTTTATCTTGTTTAAACCAATTTACGAGATCATCAATTGAGTTAAGGGAGGAGAGATGATTTTGGGGGTCGGGGTCACCGATATTAAGTTGAGTTATGAAGGAGTCTAGGGAGTCAGGGGGATTATTATTGAGTGCGAGTTTACGAGCTTGTTGGAGGAGATTACGAGCGGATGTATTAGCTTTAGCTAATTTTGTAACCCAGACGATATCATTAAGTGGGACGGGGGAATTAGAGGAGATTGCCTGACAGATTTTAAGAAGACGTTGGCGATAGGAGTTAGATAACATCGTTCCAATGACGGAGGACACCTGCGACGATGAAGCAATTAGTAAGGAGGATAAAGGCATTAAAGAAAGCGTTCCAAGCTAGTAACCGTAGGCGTTTTTTAGCATCACGGTTATTCATGATTAGGGGAAAGGGGGTGGAATGTAGGGGTATTTACGGGGTGGATTTTGGGGGAAGTGAATTTTTGGAGGTGGTGAAGTCAGCATAAATTTTTCAACCAATCACGTTCTTTAGGTTCGAGAAGCATTATTGTACGATTCATGAAAGTTTTAGCTTGTTTTTCGGACATTTGGTGATAGAAGCGTCCTAGGAGTTGTTTAGTTGCTTCTTTTGATTTACATCTGACGGCGAGGAGAAGTGCTAGGGAATTAAGGGTCAATGTTTTCGGGTCAATTGTATTCATAATAGGTGAATATATGTCACTTGGCACACTAATCATGAGTATATGATGCCGATCATGGCGCTAGATACCAGTGGTAATTGGGTAAGCGGGGATGATCTGCGGATTATTGAATGTTTGGGTGTACCATTTGGACAATATACGTTAACTTGTATACAAGATTGTGCTAATCAGCTAGAGGATATTAGTGCTGATGCGGTTACGAATGTCCGAGCGGCATTAACTGAGTATGAGTTAGCGGTTAGTACGAAGACGACGCAAGATTTAACGGATAAGGAGGGTAAGACACTGGTTAAGGCGGATGTATTGGAGTGGGAGAAGGATGGGAATGGGGAGGTTAGTGGTGTTATACAGGAGAAGATGCGTGCGAGGAATGAGGTTGCGCAATATTTTGCATTTTGCAGTTGTCTAGGTGGGTTAATGAGTAATGCATCTGGGTATAGCAGCAGTCTTATCAGGTCGTGAATTTATATCCGGTGTGGAATTACCTGATGGCGTTTTGGTCCGTCGTGGTAATGAATTGTGTGCAACCAGTGAATTGGGGTAATTGTGGTCCTGTGCATGAATGGTTGCCACCTTATATAGAGGATATGGTTGATTTCATGTATACAGAGCCGTATGAAGTAGAGAAAAAGTACCTAGAAGAAACGATATAAAGGTTAAGAAAAGATTAAAGAGGTAGGCTAAGACAGTTGCCTTTTGATTATGTCTATTCATCCCGAAATG